ATTACGAGGAATTTATCAGATATTACAAAATGGCAAAAAAACAACAAAGCCATTGTAATTTAGGAATTTTAGATCACAAAGATTGTGATATAGAAGATGATCTTATGAAAGAAGTTGAACTTTATGATGTAGTTGAAAGAAAGTATGCTGGTTTTAGTCAGATCATAAACGATATTTTTTATCAAGATCAAAGTACACACCCTTACTATACAAAAATACAAATGGGTTTTTGTACAAATGAACGAAGAGAAATAATAAAAAAATGGAAAGGTACAAAACATGATCTTAAAACCTGGCTTTATATTTTTATGATACATAGACTGACAGGAAGTGCTATAAATTACGCAAAAAAACCAAGCGGATATCACAATACAATTCTTTTTGATTTATGGCAATGTAGTGATATAACAGATATAAAAGAATTAGTTAAAAGCTATGATAAAACATTTTACACGTCCGTAGGTTATCAGTTTCCTAAATTCCCAAAAGTCCCTGATCATTTAAAAACGCAATATAAAAGAGGTGGAGATTATTTTATAGTTAATTACCTTCCAAGTTTAATTAACCTTGTTATAGATACTTTAGAAAGAAAACAAAATATAAAATTTAGAGAATTAGCAAATGTTATGTATGACTGGAATAACAAGATGGGTCTTGTAAGATACAAATTTCAATATGCTGCTTTTTTAGCAGATATTGCTGATTGGTTTCCTGATCTTATAGATACAGAATCAGATTTTTTTTATGGCTCTAACGCAATAGAGTGTGCGAAACTAATAAGCGATAAAGAACCTATTGATGATCTTGTAAAAAAAATATACGAAGATACTGGTTCTCTTCCTTACAATACAGAAGATGTTATGTGCGATTATATAAGATGGATAGAAAATTATATTAAACCGGGCAATGATTATGATCATTTAGATAGAGATAAAGTTTGGAATAGTTGTAAAATTACAGATCATCCTAAAGGAAGACAAAAGAAAATGCTAAGCTTAGATCTTATTAGTAGTTTTAATGATTTAGATATACATCCCTCAGATACTTATATTCTAGATCAAAATAATTTAAGTATTGAATCATATAAAAATAGTTAAAATTAAAATATAATATATTTCGTAAAGGAATTTTTTTCCTTAAAACGTTATATGTCAAATTTATTCGATAGAGCAAATTATCCAACTCAAGAGCCAGATACCCTAGTCGCAGGAGATAGATGGACATGGAAAAGAGAAGATCTTAACAATGATTATCCTATTGGATCATACGCTTTAACGTATGAATTTCATGAGGATAGTGGTGGAGGCGGTTCACACAAATTTACTTTAACTGCCGTAGAAGCTTCCGATACTTATTTTATCGAAGTTTCATCATCAAGTACCACTAGTTATACAGCAGGAGATTATGTTTGGAAAGCCTTCATCACTAGATCTTCTGATTCTCAAAGAATAGAAATAGATTCTGGTAGAACAACTATAGAAACAAATTTTGCAAATACTAATGCTGATTTAAGAAGCCACGCAAAAAAATGTTTAGATAATATAGAAGCTGTGTTAGAAAATAGAGCAACTATTGATCAATCATCTTTTTCTATAGCAGGAAGATCATTATCTAGAATGAGTGTAGATGAATTAATGACTTTTAGATCTACTTATAAAGCAGAATATCTAAAAGAAATCAAAAAAGCTAGAATAAAAAATAAACAAAGATCAGGAAATAATGTAGGGGTTAAATTCTAATGGCTTGGTACGATAGATTTAGAACTAGAAAAAGTAATAAACTTAAAATAAGCAAAGTAAGAAGATATAACGGTGCGCAAGGTGGTAGATTGTTTTCTGACTTTCTACAAACATCAACATCAGCTGACGCTGAAATAAAAGGACAACTTAAAACTTTAAGAGACAGATCAAGGGATTTAGCTAGAAATGATAGTTATGTTCAAAGATATTTAAACCTCATGGTTAGTAATGTTGTTGGACATAGTGGTATCAGATTAAGTATGAAAGCTAGAAACGATGATGGATCGTTAGATATGCTTGCTAATAGAGTTATTGAAGAAAAATGGAAAGATTGGTGCAAATTAGGACATTGTACAGTAAATGAAAGACAGTCATTTATAGATTGTCAAAAATTATTTGTTGAATCTTTGTGTAGAGATGGCGAAGTTTTAATAAGACACAATAGCGCGCAAAAGTATAAATATGGTTATAGAATTCAGTTTTTAGAAGCTGATCATCTTGATGAAGATAAAAACCGACAAGCTGGAGGCAGTGCCAATCAAATAAAAATGGGAGTAGAAGTTGATCAGTTTGACAAGCCTGTTGCTTATCACTTATTCCAAAAACATCCTTATGATCAAGAATACACTACCGGAAAGCAAAGACATATTAGAGTAGCTGCTGATAAATTAATACACGCATATATGCCGACTAGACCAGAACAAAATAGAGGTGTACCTTTTACATCTTCTGCAATGTCAAATATTAAAATGTTAAACGGCTATATGGAAGCAGAAATTGTAGCTGCTAGAACAGCCGCATCTAAAATGGGATTTTTTGTTTCTCCGGATGGTGATCAATATGTAGGCGATGGTGAGGATGAAGAGTACGTACCTTTAATGAACGCAGAGGCAGGTACTTTTGAACAATTACCGTCCGGAACTGATTTTAAAACTTTTGATCCTGATCATCCAAGTACCGCTTTTCAATCTTTTACAACGCAAGTTTTAAGGAGTATAGCTTCGGGATTAAATATTTCTTATCATGCTTTAACAAACGATTTAAGCTCTGTTAATTATAGCTCTTTAAGAGCAGGTGCATTAGAAGATAGAGAGATGTATAGATTATATCAAAAATTTACAATAGAACATTTTGTCAGACCTGTTTTTGAAAAATGGTTAGAAATGGCAATACTTACAGGTGAAATTAGTACAAATCCAAACGGTCAACCATTGCCAATATCTAGATTCGAAAAATTTCAAAACGCTGCAAACTTTATACCAAGATCTTTTTCTTGGGTAGATCCTCAAAAGGAAATGATGGCATCTATAAGCGGCATGCAATCAGGGTTAGTTACGTTTCAAGATGTACAATCTAACTATGGAAGAGATGTAGAAGAACTTTTTGAACAGCACGACAGAGAATCTAGGTTAGCAGATCAATATGGAATAAGGACAGCATTTCAACCATATGGTGTTAAAATGCCTGTAGAACCAGATATACAAGGTACCGAAGATGGCGAAACCGAATAGTGGTATGAAAGAAGAAGCTCGTAAGGGCTTAGATTGGAGAGAAGAACACGGTAGAGGTGGAACTAGAGTAGGTGCCATTAGAGCTAGACAAATTATAGCTGGCGAAGATTTATCGGATTCTACTATTAAAAGAATGTTTAGCTTTTTTAGTAGACACGAAAACAATAAACAAGCCGAGGGTTTTAAACCTGGTGAAGATGGCTATCCATCAAATGGTCGTATTGCATGGGCATTATGGGGTGGTGATGCAGGTTTTTCTTGGTCAAGAAAATTGGTGAATCAAATGAAAAATGAAGATGAAAGAAGTTTAAGAGCAGGTCCTAACGATTTAAAAGTCGGAGACTTTGTAAGTTGGGGAAGTTCTGGCGGTCGAGCTAGGGGAAAAATTATAAAAGTTGAAAGAGATGGAAAAATTAATATTCCAGGATCAGAACTAACATTGACAGGAACACCAGAAGATCCTGCTGCTCTGATACAATTATATAGAGGTGGAGAAGCAACAGACGTAAGGGTAGGACATAAATTTAGTACTTTGACTAAAATAAGTCCAATTAGAGGTTTTGGATCTCAGGATCCAAATATTGAAACTATAACTCACGAGGTAAAATCTATGGATAAACAAGATAGACATATCCTCGACGTTAGTGAAACTGATGACGCTGTAGTTGTTAGTTTTGCTAAAAAAGAGGGTATAGTAGAAAATGAACTTGATGATCTAGATTTAGAAGAGTCAGGTTATAAAGACGAAGAAGATAGATTAGGCGACATGGAAGTCGTTTATAGAACTATTGATCTTAGTCGAGCTTCATTTATAGATGAAGAAAAAAGGAGAGTAAGAATAGGCGTATCGTCAGAAGAACCTGTAGAAAGGGACTTTGGTATGGAAATTCTTTCTCATAAAGAAGGAGATGTTGACATGGAATTCATGTCTTCAGGAAGAGCTCCTTTACTGTTAGATCACGACATGAGGCAACAAATTGGAGTGATAGAACAATATAAACTTGATCAGTCAACAAATAGAGCTGTTGCGATAGTGCGTTTTGGTCGAAGTGCGCTTGCTGATGAAGTATTTAAAGATGTAGTAGATGGTATTCGTCAAAATATCAGCGTGGGCTACGTCGTAAACAAGATGGAACGTGCAGCTGATAACATTAATGGTAAGCCAGCATATATTGTAGGACATAGTCCTATGGAAGTGAGTATTGTCTCAGTGCCAGCTGATCAGTCAATGGCTGTCGGTGTAGGACGTTCTAAAGATAAACCTATTAACAAGGACAATAAAATGACAGAAGTTATTGATAAAAAACCTGAACTTGACTTGGAAGAAGTTAGATCAGAAGCTGTTGTTAGTGCTCGACAAGAATTTCAAAGAAACTCAAAAGAAATTTTAGATCTTGCTACTAAACATAACAGAAGAGATCTTGCGGATAAAGCAATTTCAGATGGCGTTTCAGTTGATGAGTTTAGAGGAATATTGTTAGAAAACATTGAAGACAATAAACCTTTAGAAACTCCTGAAATTGGAATGACTAAAAAGGATGTTCGTAGATTTTCTTTAGTTAAAGCTATTAACGCTTTAGCTAATCCTACTGACAGAAGGGCGCAAGCTGAAGCTGAATATGAATTTGAATGTTCAGAAGAAGCTGCTAAAGTATACGGCAGAACTGCACAAGGTATCATGCTTCCACCAGAAGTTATGGCATCTTGGAACCAACGTGATCTTAACGCGTCTGATGATTCTGATCTAATAGCAGAAGATTACAGAGGCGGAGATTTTATTGACGTATTAAGAAATAAATCTGCTGTAATGGATTCAGCTACTATGCTCAGAGGCTTGACAGGCGATGTAAAAATCCCTAAAAAGACTGCTGCAAGTACTGCTGCGTTTATTAGTAGTGAAGGTGGTGACGCTGGTGAATCAGAAATGACTATCGGAAACGTTAGTTTAACTCCTAAAACTTTAGGTGCATTTACTGAAGTTACTAGACAACTTCTTACTCAATCATCTTTAGATGTTGAAAACTTGATCAGAGATGATCTTGCAGCTTCTATGGCAATTGCTATTGATAATGCGGCTTTAGAAGGTAGCGGAAGTTCTGGTAATCCAAAAGGTATTACTAATACTACTGGAATTAACACAGTATCTTTGTCAAGTGCTGCTGCTCCAACGTTTGCAGAAATTGTAAGCATTGAAACTGCAGTTGCTGTTGACAACGCGTTAGTTGGTGACTTAATGTACATTATGCACCCAACAAACTATGGTACTTTAAAAACAACTGAAAAAGCATCTAACACTGCACAATTTGTAGCTGTTGGTGATCAAGTAAACGGGTACAGAACTAATGTATCTGCTCAGCTTACTGTAAACAACTATGTTTTTGGTAACATGAGAGACTTGCTTATTGGTATGTTTGGTGGATTAGACATAGTTGTTGATCCTTTCAGCAACTCTAAGTCTGGTACCGTAAGGGTCGTTGCATTGCAAAGTGTAGATACAGCTGTACGACATGCTGTTTCTTTCTGTGTAGCTTCGTAAACTATATGGTGTTAAACACAAAGACAGGAGGCGTAAAGCCTCCTGTTTTTAAAAAAGGTGAAAAAATGAAATACTTAATTTTAAGAGATACAGTTGCAGATGGTGTAATTGTAAAAGCAGGTGATGTTGTTGATCTGGCAGAGGATGTTGGAAATATTTTGATCCAATATAAAAAAGCAGAAATTGCTAAAGATAAACCAAAAAAAGAAGAAAGCAACAGATCTGTCGGTTTAGAAAAGTCAAAAAAAGAAGTTAAAAAGAGATCTAAATAATGGCTTTAGAAAGTGCAAGTGATTTTAGTACTTATTTAAACAATAAAGGTATTGGAGTCACTGCAACTTTTTTTGAAGCTCAATTTAGTCTTTGGGATCAAAGAGTGGGTCTTATTGATACTTGGTACGATATAGACTCAGGAAATTCAACAAATATTAATATAATATTTGATGAGCAATATTTTTTAATAAATGAAGGTACTACAGGAATATCTTCAGTCCAACCCGTTGCTTATATAAAACACAGTGATGCTCCTTATATATCACAAGACGATAGACTTGTTGTAAATGCAATTACGACAAACGAAGGGACTCAACTAAAACCAGAAAGAACTTACTTAGTAAAAAAAGTCGAAAATGATGATACTGGTATTATTAAATTAATTTTAGAAAAACAATGAGCGAGTTATTTA